GTTTAATAGCGTCACCTTTCTTCCCTTTCGAGTAAATTCCGAATGGGTCAATGGTGTAGAAATCGGACGTGGCCACATTACCAAGAGACTGGGGAACATCTTCACGAGTAATGTCACGCGTATAGACGTCGATCATAAGACCCATCAGTAAGAAAAGCCGTATATGGGAGTCGAGTTCACTGAATAAAACCGCCTCATGAGCACTAGGATCAAATGAACCCTGAAAAGAATCAAGGATCGCATCAATGAGTCCAGAATCAGTCAACGCGGCATCCATAACTTTCGCGGTATTAATAAGGGCAGGTCTGACCGTCCACGTTTTCGCGTCAAGAACGTTAAACCGTGTGTTAAGCTCAGGATTACGTTTACGCCCGATTAATGCATAATGATGAGCATACCGGCAGACATCCTCGAAAGTCCAGTTCGCACAGTTAAGAGTAGTGGGCAAAACGGGATAATCATTACCAGTTATCTGGACCGAGCTAAGTGCGATAGACCGAGGATCAGACCCGATAAGCGGAACGTCGTTATAGAGATGGTTCAGTCGTGTGCTCGCCGAACCCGAAGACATAAAGGGAAAAAGTTTAATAGACATAAAGTCTCCATTGAATAGTTTAAGCAGCAAAGGGCCGAACCTCTTTACGTGCGAGTTTTGAAGCGTATCTGTTAAGATACATGTCAGCCGATTTAGCATCGGCAAAAGAATAAATCGAACATTTCGAAGTGTCCGAATCGAGAATTCGCTTATCTATAGAGTTTATAAGCTCTTCGTAGGCAGGGTTCATCTTCTGAGTGTGTATCCATTCAAAAAGATATCTCGCCTTCGATGGTGCGTCAGCTAACTTACGTGTCGCGTCCCAGAACTGATCAGCAGGGTTGTCGTAAACGTACATACCCAGAGCTGAACGAATCTTACAGTACACAAGCCAGGTATATTTAGCACAAGGGTGCGGACCAAACGTCATAAAACGAGCAGCAGCGCCAAGATCACGAATGATGGGTGATTTCATTCTCTCAGCGTCAAGCGATCGCCATAACGTCCGAACAGCTGACCGCGCACCATCTTGATATCGAAGAATAACACGAGAGTTCTCAACAATAACGTAGTTTTGACCTAGTGCGGCAAGAATCTCACAATATCTCTCAGCAATATCCGGATGCATCAACAGGTCGTCACCATAGAACAACGCTGGAAGAGAAGATTCTCGAGATATCTTCTCAACCTCTTCCCAGTTCTTACATTCATAATGTTCGTAAGCCGTCTGCCAATAGACAATACACTGCATATAGTTCGAAATCACAGACGTATCACCTTTACCAGATTTGAGTCCAACAGGTGAGAACAATGCAAGCTTTCCGAAATGAGAGGTACTTGGCGATATGAACAATGACTCATCCCACGTATTAATGACGCCGATCATCATCTCATATGACCAATCATCCAGGACACCAATGTCATGAAGTCTAGTAACCAACTCGATCCAGAACGTTCTAACAGCATCAAGTAGTTCTTCCGAAACATTCTGATCAAAAGCAGAACCGTCACCTTCAACCATCGGAGTAGTCTCGTCACCTATAACCTTATCCACCTTCGCTTTGATCTCTTCAGGAGAGCCAAATTTCATTGACGGACATAAGTTCTTCATAGCTTCGATCACTACAGTACATAACCATCGCATCATCTCGTTCAGAACAGTAGGAACCATATAAATAGCTCGCGTGCGCGCACCGTTATATATAGTCCCGATGACGTTTAAGTTGTCATGATCCCACTGCAACAGATCTTGATCTTTACGATTCTCCTGAGTTCTAGCACCAACCGTATCGAAAAACAAAGAATCGTCAGGTGGCGGATGACCATTTACAGCCTCATAAAAGACACGACAACGCCGTACAAGATCTTTAAAATCTTTCGCACCGCGTATCAATGCCAACGCAGCCATATGGGCCTCAACACCCGACTTAAATATCGGATACCCAACAGACGAATCACGGTTAGCTTCACGCATAATAGACTCGATTGTCTCACCGTCAGCCAATTTCTGCAGCAACACGACCTCAACCTCTTTAAGAAGTGCTTGTCGAAAGAAATACTCAGAAACAGGAATCTTAAAACCAGTTTTAGTTTTACACCTCGATTTAAGCGAACTATACTTCTGCTTCCACTCATGCTCCGTGACACCAGGGGGAGGAGGAGCATTCAATGGCCAGGATGGCGGCTTGAGAAACGTAAGCGTCGTACTGTTCATGACTGTACATTTCGACGCCTCCGTTTTCTCAAACTCAAGCCATTCAGGCCGATCGACAAGTCGAAGGTTCAGATTGAGAAGAAAGTCTTCAAACATCGGAACGACGATCTCGTTCCATTTCTCAACGTCACCTTCGACTATAGTGTTATTCAAGGAGGGCGAACCCGACATCTCCGCACGACGAACTAAGTTAAGTAAGTCAAAGGGAACATGATCGAGCTCAGCGACCTCCATACCAACAAAGTCGGCAAGTCTAACACCCGGGTGGATCTTAATTGTGCTGGTACGTTTAATAGCCATAGTTTACTGACGAATCGACGGTAATTGACTTCTAAACTTCTCAACACGACCAGCAGCAGGACCACCGGATCTGAAGATATAACAAGGAGACCATTCAACCCATTTTCGATAGGTCTTAGGATCACGCTTGTAATCAATCAGATCACGATCATGGTAACGAGCATCATCTACAAGATAGTTGTGTGCCGACCCATTGTCAAGAGCTAACCAAAACGTTTCGACCATCGCCATGTTAGGGACGAGCGGAATACCCGAAGCGTCGAAGAGGTAGGCATATTTAACCGTAATCTTAGGTGGAACGTATGAAAATCCATAATCGGTCGCGACAAAGTAAAACGACGAGTATAACTCTTGGTCGGACCGAGGAGGTTTACCATCGACAAGCAGCGCAGGAAAGTTCATGATCGAACGACGATTATATGCCTTAAACACATCAGCGTTAAATTCATAGTCGTCGAAAGGCGTGGTACGATGAGGTGGTTTCGTCAAAGACAAGAACGCAGCGCTATGCTCCGAATACGCAGGAAGATCACGATTATAGTCATCAGCTACGATTCGAAATCGAAATTTAAGAGCGGCCACAGAACGAGCAGACATCAACATATTAGGTAGCAATCCAATGGCTCCTTTCTGTGCTGAACGTCCACGTGGTTCGTGAACGATAGTACCGAGGTTTTTGTCTTGACGCGCAATCGAAGTGTCAGAGAACATGGCATATGGAACCGACAGATCATCAATGTTCACATCAGTATAAACCCCATCGGTATTGACTATAAGAGGATAATCGAACTGATTCTCTCGTGCCGAAATAGATGGTGCCTTAGGAAGACTACGAAGCCCGGCTGTAAACCACATCTTATATGAGGCGGTCTCAAGACTCGGAAGCGTAGCAAGAGCACGAACAGCAATATTCTGCACCCATCTCTGGTACTGAGCTAGAAGGAGATAGCGAAAATCAAGCAGATGTGAGTCAGGCTCGAAAGCAGCGCGAAGATCGGGATACCCGCTAGATCCGTCAGGTATTTTGGGGTTCGCAGGATCCATGCCGTTCAAAAAGAAACCGTTCGCGATATCATAAATATCAATATCAGAACCATAACCACGAACCTCAGGATACTTCTTCCAAAAACAATCAGGTAACATTATCGTACGCCCACTCTGTCCACAAAACTTACGATTATGCTCAGCAGCCCATTCGGTGAAGCCTTCAACAGCAAGCTTCGGAAGGTTAAAACAATCGAACATAGCTTGTAGACTCTCAGGGAAAACTCGTCTGTCGGTCCAAACATCTTCAGACTTATCATCGATGAATTTCGCAAACTCAGGACGAAGAGAGAGCGCAACATGATACTCAAGAAGCAATGAGAGAAGACGTCCATTAGATGCAATCCAGGGCACCAATCGACGCTGTTGCTTAAGTCTTTTGACTTCATCAGCACTCAACTTCTCATTGTCGCTCTTCAAGCTGGAAATATCGAGTAGCGACTTAACATTAAACACGCCAGATTGTTCGATCCACCACAACTTGTGGAGAACATCCATGTTGCGGTTAGATCCAAACGTATCAGTAACAATCGGAGAGAAGGTGTTACTCGCTGCATCATAGTCACACTCCGGTAATGGAGCGAGCTCAGCTTCATAAGTCCAACCGATCTCACGATCTGCAAGGTTAAGATCAAGATGCTGCGCACCGGCAAAGAAATTCAGTGGAAGCGCACGAACCGTATCAGACGAAACGCGTGAGTCTTTTGTAGCTTCAATTTCGGAGAAAAGAACTTCGGCAAGACTCGTTTTCGGGTTAAGATTTCGAATCTGATTAGTAACGTCCCATTCAATAAGACGTTTATCAACGGTGTATTGCTCGCGACATGTCTTAATTTTCTCAAGAAATGAAGCGAAAACGAAGCTCTCATCATAGGTGAAGAAGGTAAAATCAAGAGTCCCACGTTCCAGCGCCACGGAGAACGAGTCAGTGTGGGCGATAGCGTTGGCTCGAAGTTGCTCAGGCAAACGACTGAGACCGTGAGAATCTGCGCGAATTCCTTCAATGTCGAAACCATTCTCAGGGGGTTGATCCACGGCTAAACCAGAAATCGAGTAAAGCCCGGCGTTTTCATTATTAATTAAGCGTTTCTGCGTAAGAGCAGTAGAAGGACGAGTGTCTTTCATAGTAGTAACTCCAAAAAGTTAGTTGTTTAATTTAGGATAGGTATCGGACGCAAAGCGGTACGCCCGAAAAAGATTATAATAGCCGCATCTATAAAATTTTTCTTTTGATAATCTCAAAAAGTAGTTTCGAGAGATAGGTCATGAGACTGGGAAAACTCGTTCAAAATGTTTCACCCATTCATTCTCACGCTCAGGTCCCGCGAAGTTGACCGATTGTTTGTCGAGATCAACGTCGACCTCTCCAATTTGACCTTGTTCAGTACCATAGACCATGGAAGACGTCATAACCGCCTGAAGGAGTTCATCTCCAGCAGCATCGTTAATCGCTTTAGGAATAAAGATCTTAAACAAGGCACGAAGATTAGCGCTAACTGTGCCTGAACCATCGGTTTGGGTTATAGTCCCCATCTTCCATCTGCTCCAAACGATCGGAGTCACAAGGATGACGCACTGGTTCATAAGTGTGTTCAGAGTCACATTATCAGGCTGACCATCAGTCATAACACTGGCCGCAATTTTCGCGTAATCACGAGTATCCGTCCAAGCACCATGACGCGCAATCAGCATCGCAATAATAGGATACTTGCATGCGACATAATAGATAATCCAAGCACAAGCGTGAATGGCGTTGGCGATAGCAGCCTCATCGGCATGACGAGCACGAGCGATAGCACCACCATAAATCTCGATCTGAACCGGTTTGTTACAATGTCTCTCGAAACGACGACCATCAGTGATGTTCGAGTAATCGCGAAGACTCATACCAAACAGCTCTTTAAAAGCTCTGGGACCAATGGCCCCCGCAACAGCATCAACGATGACAATGTCGCGGAGAGTCAATGAACCAGAACGAAGCTTAGATGCAACAGACATTAAGACCCCCAGAAGTTGAGAAGATCCGTAGTACCAGAAGAGCGATATGATAAGAGGCGACCAGTAACAGAAATGGCAGCGTCATTCTGAAGTCTCTTGATCAAGTAACGAACCTTCTTCTGATTTGCAACAGTAGCGTCATAGTAAAGCGTCTGCCCATCCAAGAGCACGCGTTGACTTGACACAGCCTGTTTAATCGGAATAGAGATGAAACGAAAGTGATCACAACGAGGAACTTTAGGAAAAACCCATGAGTTCATTGTTTGCCACGCAGATCCATCCCAAGTTTGAAGATCGATGGTCATCTTACCAATCAGCTTACGAACATCGTCAGATGAGATTTCAAGGTCAAAAGCATGAAAAACCTGTCCATGGATACCAGAATTAGCGTTAGCTGGAAGGAACGTAACTGTGTGACCACCATCGTCGTTGCTGTAAATCCCATCGAACTCAATATCCGACAGAGCCAGACCCTCAGTAACCTGAATGTCCTCGGAAATGCGAAGCTTAGCAACCGTCGGGTTCGAGAGCCCAGCATAATTAAAGGACTCGGGATAAATAGTGCCCAACCAAGCTGGCAAATTCGCAGCACCAACCATTGGCATGCGCATAGTTTGAAGAGACGCAGGAGCACGATTCACGTTAGTAAGACCTTCACCTCCAACGGCGATACCGGGACGTAAAGTCTCACCAACGACAACTGCATGTGCAACGTCTTTTGTTTTAGCGGACGATCCAGTCTTGATAAGACTAGAACGATTTTTGAGAAAAGCGAACATAGAAACCTCCTTACTGTTCGTTGTCTTCGGAATCATCATCAGCTTGATGAATAATATCCTGATTTTCGGATTCTTTATCTTCTTGATCCGATGTATTGTTAGTCATTGCATGCTCCCGAACAAACTTTTCGGGATCAGACAATGCGTTAATGAGAAAGGTAACCTGATTCAATGAATCATGAGAAAAGTCATCAGCGGCCTTCCAACGTGCTGAAACCAGGAGAGCCAACGCAACCGAGATGGCTTGTTCAGGTTCAAGCGCTTCAACGACAGGTAGCTTAAGAAGGGTGACGAGATCAGTGATATCACGATCGCCTTCCTCCTTAATGGTATAATATTGGTCGATCTCCTCGTTCAAATAATATCGATCAAAAGCGTCACGCACAACCGTCCAGTTACCGGACGTCTGTGAAGTGAGACGAATACCAGTTGCAGGTTCAACGTCGTATCCATCTTTAGGAACGGCAGTCACAGCAGTGACTTTTTGGGGATCAACATCGAGGGGGGGTAACATAATAGGCATCATTCGCCTCCATCAGTTGAAAGATCATTGGAAGTGGTCTGAAATGACAAGGACTCATCCGAAGACGGACGTTGCGGGCGCGTAGTTCTAAGAACCCAGACAGCTCCAACAGCAAAACCGAGTACCA